GTTTATTAAAGAATAATTTGTATATTTGCACTGCATATAATTGTTTTAAACCCTTACATCAATTGGTGTAGGGGTTTTTTCGTTATCTTTAACCCCATGAATCTAACAGAAATAGCAAAGCACCACGATGAATGGGTGCGCATCGTTAAGCGGTTCGGAGCTAAGACCGAAGCCGAAGACATCGTTCAGGATATGTACATTCGTTTTCATAAGTATGGCAAAGGGCAGGTGATCACCAAGTCATTCATATGGATCATGCTTAGAAACATCTTCTTTGACTATTGCAAGCGAGAAATATCAATGGTCGATATTGATCTCATGGTTGACCTATCCGAAGATGAAAACAACAAAACATACGAAATAGAGTTATACTATCAAAGCGTTGAAGAACAAATAAAAACATGGGAGTGGTTCGACCAACAATTATTTTTATTATATTTGCGAAGTGGAAAAAGTATGCGTGAATTAGAAAAGGAAACAAAAATTAGTTTGACCTCTATTTTTCACACTATTAAAAAATGTAAAAGAAAATTAAAGATATGGCAAAAAGAGTATCAAAAGGATTTGGCGATACAGTAGCTAAATTTACAGAGGCAACGGGAATAGACAAACTTGTTCATTTTATTGCTGGAGAGGACTGTGGCTGTAAAGAACGTAAAGAGAAACTTAACAAGTTATTCCCTTACAAAACACCTGAATGCTTAACAGAAGTAGAACACGAACAACTTACTTTCTTACTTCCTAAAATGACGGTTAGAGTCAGACCTTCAGAGCAGTTACAATTCTTAAAAGTTTATAATAGAGTATTTAAAACGAATGAGCAACCTACTTCATGCGCTTCTTGTTTGAACGACATGTTAAGGAAAATGAAACAAGTGTATAACGCTTATGAAGATAAAGGAGCGTTTTTAGGGTAATATGGCAAAGAAAAAATATATTGAAACACCTGAGATACTTTTAGAATTGTTTGAAAAATACAAATCAAAAGTACATGAGAATCCAAGGTATAACTATCAATTAGCAAAAGATGGTAGTGTAGTTCCAATACCTTTGAGAGTTCCTCTAACAATGGAAGGTTTTAGGATATTTTGCTATAATGAGATAGGAAGTATTAAGCATTATTTTGAGAATAGAGATAATTCTTATAACGAATATGTACCTATCTGTTCGCATATAAGGGAAGAAATACGCAATGACCAAATAGAAGGAGGTATGGTTGGACAATACAATGCAAGCATAACACAACGATTAAACGGACTTACCGACAAACAAGAAACAACAATAATATCTGAACAACCTTTATTTCCTGATTAATGTTTGTAAGGACAACGGTTATAAATAAAATTAAGAACTTAACTAAATTTGTTAAGGGTATTCAAGGGGGGACATCAGCGGGTAAAACTTTTGGTGTCCTTCCTGTATTAATTGATATAGCGGCTAAGAATCCATTAACAGAAATATCTATTGTTGCTGAATCTATACCACATTTGAAACGTGGAGCAATGAAGGACTTCAAAAAGATAATGATTGAAACGGGTCGCTTTATAGACTCTCGATGGAATGCAACAGATTTTAAATATAACTTTGCTAATGGGTCACAAATAGAGTTCTTTAGTGCTGATAACGATGCAAAGTTAAGAGGTGCAAGGCGTGACTACTTGTACATGAATGAAGCTAACAACATGACATTCCATGCTTACACTGAGTTAGCATCAAGAACAAAGAAAGGTGTCTATTTAGATTGGAATCCTGTTAACGAGTTTTGGTTTCACTCAGAACTACAAAACGATAGTGACGTTGATTTTATTATAGTAACCTATGAAGATAATGAAGCGTGTCCCGAAAGTGCGTTAAACTTTATCTTAAAGGCAAAAGAGAAAGCTATTACTTCATCTTATTGGGATAATTGGTATAAAGTATATGGTTTAGGGCAAATAGGGAATTTAGAGGGCGTTATATTCAATAATTGGAAAACAATCGATACTATTCCCGACGATGCAAGGTTACTTGGTTACGGTGTCGATTTTGGGTATACCAATGACCCGACTGCAATAGTTGAAATATACAAGTGGAATGAGCATAGGATAATTAATGAGATATGCTATAATAAAGGTTTAAGCAACTCACAGATTGCAAAGTATATCAACACTAAGCTACCATGTTATTGTGATAGTGCAGAGCCTAAATCAATAGCAGAATTAAGAATGTACGGAGTGAACGCTCATGCAGTAACTAAGGGTGCTGATAGTATTAACTTTGGTATACAAATAATGCAAGAAGAAAGTTATCTGGTATCAACTAAATCACTAAATTTGATAAATGAACTTCGCAAGTATGCGTGGGACAAAGATAAGAAAACAGGCGCTAAATTAAACAAGCCGATTGACTCATGGAATCACGGAATTGACAGCGTACGTTATCACGAAATGGAAACAATAGGTTTAAAAAGAAATAAGGGTATATATGGAATCAGGTAAATCACTAAGACAAATGATTAACGAAAGTGCGGTTAAGGTTGCCGATGCTTACAAAGATGAATACGGAGATAATTGGAAATTCCAATGCGTTGAGTCAATAGACAATGAAGTTGCGAAAGCTGAAGCATCATTGAAATATTGGAAGGGTGTAAGAGCTAAAGTAATGGTGGCAAAATGAAAGGGTTAATAAAATCAAATAATAAAGGAGTCAATATTGTAACCGATGGTTTAATAATAGGCGAATTTAAGGAGGTACCTAAATATATTTATAGAGACAACAAAAAAGTAAAAATAACATTCAAAGAATATGAAAGCTATTGCGCTGATGGTTGTTGTTTTGATTACGGTACAATAACAAAAGTAAACGGTGAAACATTAGATTGTCACAATCAAGACACTGAAACAATTGTTAAAGGTATTCTTGAAAAGTTAGGTTATGAAGTAGAAATAGAAAGTATTTATGAAGATTGAAATAGATATACCTTCCAGCCTATCCGAGATTAGTTTAGATAGGTACCAAAAGTACATGCTTACTCTGAACAACTCAGATGATAAAGAGTTTGTATTTCAAAAAATGATTGAAATCTTTTGCGGTTTAGAACTTAAAGAAGTTGTTAAAATGAAAGCGTCAACCGTTATCGAATTGGTGCAACACTTCAATAAAATATTCAATGAGAAAACTGCCTTCAAACATAGATTTAAATTGAACGGTGTGGAGTTCGGATTCATTCCCGACCTTGAAGAAATCAGTTGGGGGGAATACATCGATATTGAAGCCAACATCGGTGACTTTCAAAACATACACAAAGCCTTGGCAGTAATGTATAGACCGATTGTAAAGGACGTTAAAGGCAAATATGAAATAGAACCTTACAAGGGGGATTTAAGTTACGCAGAAGTGTTAAGATACGCACCGTTGGATGTTGTACTACCCGCCTCTGTTTTTTTTTGGACTTTAGGAATAGAATTAATAAGCAGTACGCTGTCCTCTTTGGAGAAAATGAAGAACAAAACCCATATTCAGAGAATGTTCAATTCTCAAAGCAATGGGGATGGTATAGTTCAATCTATCACGTCGCTCAAGGAGACATTAGAAGATTTGACGAAGTTACAGCGTTGGGACTTCATCAGTGCCTAACATTTTTAACCTTCGAACAACAAAAAAGTAGAATTGAAGTTAATCAATTAAAGAAGTCCCATGAAAAACTATTATAATTTATCAACTTTACTGCATGATAGTATACTTGCAGACCCTTTAGTGAATAGAGTAACTAAGGGCAGCTTGGATAAAATAACGAATGCTAAGCAAGACATGTACCCATTGTGCCATATTATCTTTAACGACGTGGCATTTAGAGGTAATACAACGGTTTATAACATATCATTGGTTATGATGTCTATTGTAGATATTAGTAAAGAAGACGTTACGGATATATTCAAGGGTAACGACAATGAAGATGACGTTCTAAACACAACGTTAAGTATACTTAACAGGATATTTGAGAGGGTAAGACGTGGTGATATTAGTAATTTAGGTTATGAAGTGTTGGACGACACGGCAAGTTGCGAGCCTTTTGTCGATAGGTTTACCGATGCGGTTGCAGGGTGGACTATGACATTTGACATATTAGCCCCAAATGAAATGACTATATGTTAGCAGATTTAAGGGAATCTGGCTTACAAGAGGCGTTGGATAAGTTCAAAGCGTCGGTAATTAAGCAAGCACGCACTAACTTAACTAAGGGACGTGCGCCTTTTGGGTCGCATAACAACACACGAAAATTATACAACTCATTGAAGGGTCAAGCGAAGGTTTATGCTAAGGGGTACTCGTTAAGCTTTGAGATGGAGGAGTATGGTTTTTATCAAGACAAAGGGGTTAGAGGTAAGAAGTCAAGTGCGAAAGCCCCTAACTCACCTTATAAGTTCGGAAGCGGTAAAGGTAAGAAAGGAGGGTTAACGGAAGGAATACAACGCTGGGTTAAGGCACGTAAATTTCAGTTCAAAGATAAGAAAGGTAAATTCATGAGTTATGATTCAACAGCATGGATAATTACACGTTCAATCTACGCAAAAGGAATACGACCTACTTTATTTTTTACTAAGCCATTTGAAGCGGCTTATAAGCGACTCCCACAAGAATTAGTCAACGACTTGAAAATAGATTTAGAGAAAATATTTAATTATTCAATAAAACAACCTAAATGATTAGAGCAAGGTCACCGTATATTATTACTATCAATGAAACAAGCCAGGTTAGTACACGAATAGAGTTGTTTATAAGCGCAACAACGTTCAGCGCTACACCACAATACAACTTAAGTAAGGCAATTCCCGCATCGAACGCACCGACAACTTACTATGATATTGCACCGTACATCCGTGAATACTTTGATCACAATTACTACTCAAATATCACAGCGTTAACGTCTACATATCTTAGTGTTCAAAAGCTAAATGTAAGAGTAAAGAGATACAAGACCGTTGGGTCTACTGAGTCATTAATTGATACAATAGACGAAATAGCAACGGATGGATATAGTGAATTTGCAGATGGCACTAACTATAATGGAGGTGATTACTTATTGGACCAAAAAACATATTACTATCATAGTGGTTCAAATCCTGGGTTTATATTGGCACGTGTTCAAACAGGCGATAAGGTAAGATGGACAGACCCCGAAGGTGTGACTTATTTAAGTTCATCGCTAACTCAAGGTTTTTATTATTTCCCCCGTGCGTACAATAGTAGGTTCACAGAACAATGGGTAACACAGATAATTGATTCGGGTAGTTCAGTTCAAGCTACGTGGACATTTAAACCCGTTGAGGAATGTTTATACACACCTGTTAAAGTTGACTTCATAAATAAACACGGAGCGTTTCAAAGGGAGTTTTTCTTTAAAGCGTCGAACGATAATATCGAGGTGACTAACAAAGATTACAACCTAATGCAGCCGTATGATTATAGTTTGACAGGGGGTCAACGTACAACGTACAATCAAAACGGAATGCAAACAATCAGGGTTAATAGTGGATGGGTAGAAGAGGACTTCAAAGATAACTTAAAACAATTAATGCTTAGTGAGAAAGTTTTAGTAAATGAGAAGCCTGCTATCCTTAAAACGAAGTCGATTGAACTAAACAAGTCGATCAACACGAAGCAAATCAATTATAGTTTAGAGTTTGAATTTGCGTATGATTTAATTAATAGCATTGTATAATGAGAAAGGT